GGTCCATAATGATAAAAAAACCTAGTGATATTGGTGATTTTTCAGATGATTTATATGAGTTACCAAAATTGATAGTTAATAATCATATTGTTTATAATCCTAATGATGATTTTTGTGGATTGTTTCGGGTGGAGAAAATAAAAGCATTACATGAATTAAGGCAGGAACAGAAAGATACTGAGATTGTGAGATGTGAAAAATCAGTTAATTTAGCAGAAAATCATGATATTGTAGTTTATTGGTGTAATACAAATAGTGAAAGTAAATTATTGCATGAAATGGATAAGGATTCTTATGAAATTATTGGTAGTCAATCTATAGAACAGAAGGAAGATATTTTAATCAATTTTTCAAAAGGTAACGTTAAAAGACTTGTTACGAAATCATCAATAACTGGATTGGGTTTGAATTGGCAAAATTGTAATTATACAGTTTATTTTCCTACATTCAGTTATGAGTCATATTATCAAGCTATAAGGAGGTTTTGGAGATTTGGTCAGAAAAAAGAAGTTACTGTTGATTTAGTTATCTCTGAAAATTCCAGTCGTATTTTAGAGGCATTAAATCAGAAGTCAACTAAAGCAGATGATTTATATCATAAATTGATTAACAATCAAGTTAAATATTATGCTGATTATAAAAAGAGTGAATCTTGTAAAATGAGATTACCTTCTTTCATTTAATAGGAGTATGTTATGACAGTTAATGACCAGAAAATTACTGATGAGTATGCGGTTTACAATGGTGATTGCATGGATGTTGTGCGTGAATTGGGAGATGAATCTATAGATTTATCTATATATTCTCCACCGTTTGCAGGATTGTATCAATATTCTAGTGACCCTAGAGATATGAGTAATTGTGAATCTAAAGAAAAATTTTTGGAAAATTATGAATATCTTGTTAAGGAGATGTCTAGGATTACAAAAAAAGGTAGAATAAACGCCATTCATTGTGCTGATACTTTTAACGCCCAGGGTATGTTATGGGATTTGCCTCATGAAATAATATCATTGCATGAAAAGTATGGATTCAAATATGCTTCAAGAATAACAATTTGGAAGGAACCTTTGAAGATAAGATTAAGAACGATGGTTCAAAGTTTGATGCATAAGTTTATTGTTGAAGATAGTTGTAAATGTTATCCGTCAATGCCTGATTATGTTCTTATTTTTATTAAGAATGGTGAGAATAAAGTTCCAGTGACTCATCCTTGTGGTATAACTGAATATTATGGTGATGTTCCAATTTTGTCGCAGATGCTTCATGCTTATAACAATGCTAATAATACCAGTTACAATGAAGTTGAACTTTGGAATAAACTTAAACAAATCTCAGATGATAATGAAGGTAAGATAACTAAACTTAATCATTATATTTGGCAAAGATATGCTAGTTCCGTGTGGGATGATATACGAAATGAGAATGTTTTACCTTTTAGAGAAAGTAAAGATGATGATGATGAAAAACACGTACACCCTCTTCAATTAGATGTTATTGCTAGATTGATTGAACTTTATTCCAATAAAGGTGAGGTAGTATTTACTCCATTTATGGGTGTGGGTTCTGAGGTTTATCAGAGTGTTAAAATGGGTAGAAAAGGGATAGGTGCTGAATTGAAGAAATCTTATTATAAACAGACTTTGATGAATCTTAGTTCGATGAAGAATGATGGTGTAGTTAATGGCATTGATTTAACTAATAAATTAGTTTAGTTCCTATAATATAAATATAAACTTTTTTGAGGAGTAATTTATGACAATTCAGAGAAAAGAACTTTTGGAAAGTTTGAAACAGTGTATGCCAGGAATCGAAACTGGTTCTGCTGTTTTGCAGGGAGCTGATTCGTTTGTGTTTCATGACGGAAAAATTTCCACCTACAACGATTCAATTTCTGTTACAGTTCCAATCAAGAGTAATGATTTGCTGGAACAGAATTTGGAAGGTTGCGTAAAGGCGGAAGAGTTTTTCAAGATAATTAGTAAGTTTGCGTCTGACGAAATTCAGTTTATGGTGGCTGAGAAAGGAACTTGGATTCTGAAATGTGGCAAGGCAAAGGCGGAGATGGCGTTGCTTAATTTCGATTATAAGACACGTTTGAACAACATTGCACCTGAAGAAGATAACTGGATTCAATTGAATGATGATTTTGTCGCAGGTGTTGAAAGTTGCAAGATGTCTATGAATAAGACTCAGCTGGCTGGAATTTATTTTGAAGGAAAGGACATAATTTCAACGGATGGAAATCAAGCTAATTGCTATCTGTTGAAGGACACAGAAATTCCAAAGTTTTGGATTTCTGACAATTCGATTGGTGAACTTTTGAAAATGAAAAAGTTGGTTGCAATGCAGGTTCAGAATACATGGGTTCATTTCAAGGACGATGAAGGAACACTATTTTCCATTAAAACGCTGAACGCTGATAGTTATCCTTATGAAAAGATTAAGAAAATAATAGACACGTCAAATCCAGAAAAAGCACAGATTCATGCAAAGTTCCCGAAGGATTTGTTCAGTGCCATAGACAGGGCTGTTTCCTTTAGCATGACAATTTCGGAAGTTCAAGCGGTTCGTATTGTAATTAGCAATGAAAAAATTGAAGTCAGTGCTGAAAGAAGTGCTGGAAAGTATAATGAAAAAGTTGCATGGGAAGAAAAACCTGAGAATAATTTTGAGCCTATAACAATTTATGTTGATGCTCTTGTCATGCAGTTTATAGCACAAAAAACATCGGAGTTTTATTTATTGCAGGGACATTCTACTCCCAGACTGTTGTTTGTCACGAATAATTCAAAACATTTAATTTGTACTTTGAATGGTAGAACGGAATAAAAATGAAGGACTGGGATTCATATCCCAGTCCTGTTAAGAGGTTCAAAAAAATGGGTTTCTTGTTGGATAGTGATGATGTTGACGTGTTGCGTGGAAAGCAGAAAATAAAACAAAATAAAACATCAGTGAAAAAAGATGTTTGCGTAAAAAAGCAGGAAATAAAAATAAATTATAATAACATAATTCCTGAAAGTGAAAAAGTTCAGATGAATAGAAAAATAATGCTTGACAGGGAAAAATATCAGGATTTTACCCAAGACAAATATCCGTATAGCCTTAATTTTTATGATTTTGAAGTTTTTGTTCATGATTGGTGCGTTACGATTATAAATCCCATTGAAAAAATAATGACTGTTATTGTTAATGACCGTCATGCATTGAAACGTTATTATAACAAGCATTGTGAACAGTTTTGGGTTGGATATAACAGCAGAAACTATGATACTTTTATTATGAAGGGTATTTTGTTGGGAATGAACCCTAAAAAAATAAACGATGATATTATTGTTCGTGGATTAAAGGGATGGCAGATAAATAAGGATTTTAAGAACGTTAAATTTTTGAATTTTGACATTTATACTAACAATAGTTTGAAAACCCTCGAAGGTTTCATGGGCAATGATATTCGTGAAACGGAGGTGGATTTTAATTTACAGCGTAAATTGACACCGCAGGAAATAAGGCAAACAATAAAATATAATATCCATGATGTAGAACAGACGATTGAAGTTTTTAGGAGGAATATTTATCTGTATGAATCGCAGGTACAGTTAATAGAAACTTTTGGCATGGACATGAACTTAATAGGTTCAACTCAGGCACAATTAACGGCAAGAATTTTGGGTTGTGAAAAAATTGACAGGAACGATGAGTTCGACATAAAACTTGTTCCAACATTGCATCTCAAAAAATATATTTATGCTAAAGAATGGTTTGAAAATAAAGATAATTTGGATTATAAAAAATCATTCAAGTTGAATGTTTGCGGAGTTCCTCATCAGTTTGGATGGGGTGGATTGCATGGATGTCCTGAAGAACCTTTATATGCTAAAGGCAGAATATTTCATGTTGACGTTACAAGCTATTATCCGTCAATCATGATTAAGTATAATTTTTTGACACGCAATACCGATGACAAGGCACGTTACAAGCAGATTTATGATATTCGTGTTCAGCTGAAAAAAGAAGGAAAGAAAAAAGAACAGGCTCCCTTCAAGATAGTGCTGAATGGTGCTTATGGCATGACAAAGGATAAGTATTCTCTGGCTTATGACCCGAGGCAAGCGAATAATGTTTGCGTAAATGGTCAGTTAATGTTGCTTGATTTGCTTGAACATCTTGAGCCTTATATTACGCTTATTCAGTCGAATACTGATGGTCTTATTATACAGGTTGAAGATGATGAAGAAAAAATAAACAAGGTAATGAACATCTGTCATAGATGGGAACATAGAACTGGGATGGGATTGGGTTTTGATGAAATAACTGAAATATTTCAAAAGGACGTGAACAATTATATCTTTCGATTTTCAAACGGAAAACTTGAAAGGAAGGGTGCTTATGTTATGGAACTTGACGATTTGAATTACGATTTGCCTATCGTGAATAAGGCACTTGTGAATTATATGATGAGAAATGTTTCAGTTGAAGATACGATAGATGGTTGCAATGAATTAAAGGAGTTTCAAAAGATTGTGAAAATATCCAGTAATTATCATGGCGGTTGGCATAACGGAGAGTATCTGCATGACAAGACTTTTAGGGTTTTTGCTAGTAATGATGATAATGATACTTATTTGGGAAAATATAAATATGAAGGAGCAACAATAGAAAAGTTTGCTAATACCCCCGAACATTGCTTCATTAAAAATGATAATGTAAATGGAATATCAGTCACAAGGAAACTTGACAAGCAATGGTATATAAATCTTGCTAGAAAGCGTTTGGAAGATTTTGGAATTAAAGTGAACGGAGGCTTGCTATGATTTTCGAGGATTGGGAACTGGTGACGATTGAACGAGCGTTGGATTTTACAGCAAATAACAATGAGGATTTGTTGTTTGATTGTTTGAAATTAAAAATAGAGCAAGTAAGGGAAAAATCCATAAATAAAAGATATACGTTAAGAACTACTGACTGGTGCGTGGAGAACGGCAAAAAATCGGGTGAGATAAGAAGGAATAAGAAAATTGGAGGTGGCGGAAAATGAAATTTGAATACATAGAATTCGATTGTGTGAACTATGACAAATAGGAGGAATTGAAGGTGGAAGAAATTCGGACGGATAACACTGAGACACTGAAAAATGCTCTGGAGCGGATTAAGGAACTTGAAAAGGAAAATACAGAACTGAAAGAACGACTGTTTAAAGCTGAAAACGCATATAAAAGGAGATAAAATGAAGCCTTGGTATGATGATATAGATGCGGCTACATTTCAGAGAATAAAAACATATTCTGCATTTTGCGATTATAAAAGCCAAAATCTAATGTTGCAGACTTTATATGAAGCCATGCAGAAGAAAATTGATGAATACAAGCAGACAAACAGGGGAATTGCAAAAGATTATGCTGATTTGCAAAAACAAGTTAAAGAACTGCAACAGGAAAACGCAGAACTGAAATCTATTGCAGATTTTCAGACTTCAAGCAATATGGACAGATACTTCCAACTGAAAAGAAGTAAAGAGCAACTCACCAAAGCAAAAGAAATAATTGAGAAACTGCTTAATGTTTTTGCAAGTAATGATTTTTTCGAGGAAGAAGAATTAGACGCTATGGCAGAAGCAGAGCAATTTTTGAAGGAGGTAGGGGAATGCCTTTGAAGTTTCTAAAAAATGTTTACATTATAATTCGCTATTTTGGTTTTGGTTATCTTAGGGCTGTATACGAACATTATAAGACAGATAAAGATGACTACGAAAATTTTGCTGAATGTGTGCAGGACGAATTGTATGCAATTTCAGATAGTATGTAAGGAGTAACTATGACACAAGCAAAATTAAAATCAAAGTCTATTAAGTGGATAAACTCGAAAATTAGGTATTTTGCAGAATAATGCTTATGGAGAAATGATATCATATCCATTAAGCTGTGTAAAAACTTTTAAGAAAGTGAGGTAAAAAATGCGTGAGTTTACGCCAGAAGAAAAAGAGCTGATTGTAAATACCCCGATAAATGGGAAAGTATTTGACTTTGAAGGATTTGAAGAAGTTCGAGTTTGCACAAATGAATTGAACTTTCATTTTCCTGAAAATACTTTTTTATGGAAGGCTTTAATCGGAATGTTAGATGATTTGAGACTCGCTTATTTGGGAACTAAAGACGAGCGATATTTCACCGAGCTTGTACGATTGCTCCCTAACTCATACAAGGTGGTGAAACTATGAAATTCATTTTCCATGTTTTCAAGAAATCTGTATTGTTTGTCCCTGTTTACGATTCGGAGCCGATGGAAGCGAACGAGTGCCGTAGGCAGGCGAATCTGAAAAGGAAGGAATACGGCTCCGAGTATGACGTGTATTATACAATCAATAAGGAAAATGGTGATGAAGAAAAATAAAGAAAAGAGGGACCTGAAAAACTTCGTGGCTTATGTTAAGTACCAGTGCGGACATGGTGTGTCCCTTGACGATGCCCTAAAGAATCTTGGATATGTGCGTGTTGATAAAGAAGTAAAAAATTATGCCGAAGGTTATCGCAATGGATTTGTTGACGGAATAAGAGAATCGGAAAGGGGGAGTCAATAAAGATGCGTGAGTTTACGGAAGCAACAAAATTGCATAAATCAATTTTCAGAAGATTTGACGAGGAATATTGGTGCAAGCTAATTAACTCTCATTTTAATAAAAGGAGATGAAGAAAAATGAAATTTGAAAATACACAAGTATTTAATTTTGAAGGTGCATTGCGTGGAATGCGTAACCCGATGGAAAGTTGGGAAAAATCAGATAGTGAACAAGATTTTGTAAAAGTAAATGAAATTCCTTATGCTATCGGTGGATTCAAAATTGGCAAAAATGACCTTAAACTTGCTCAAACATTAGTTAAGGCTGGTAGTGAACATAGAAAATTTCTTAGACAAATCTTCATCAGTGTTGATATTACTGCTCCATTGTATTGGTGGAAAGAATTTGACACTTACAAAGTTGGAACAGTTGCTAATTCAACTTCTACAATGCACAAGCTGGCGAGCACTCCGATTACAATGGATTGTTTTGAAATGGACGATTTTGAAAATCTTGAGGATTTGGAATATCCGTTTGCTCATGTATGGGAACATACCATAAAGAATTGTGAGATTTTAAGGCAGAAATACAATGAAACAAAAGATAAACGCTATTGGAAAGAACTAATCAGATTATTGCCTGAAAGCTGGTTGCAGAAAAGAACAGTTACAATGAACTATGAGAATATCTTGAATATGGTGCGTCAAAGAACAAATCACAAGTTATCGGAATGGTCAAAATCATTTATTGATTGGGCAAGAAGTTTGCCGTATGCTGAAAAACTAATTTTTCTTGATGAAATTTTATAATATATGTGGAGGTGTGAATCTATGCCAATGCCAAAGCGTGATAATTCATCGGTAACTATCAGCTTATCAAACAAGATGATTGATGCGTTGAAAGATTATTCTGAAAAATGCGGAGTTTCAAAATCATTGATTGTTCAAATCGCTTTAAGCCAATATTTTGAAACAAAAGAAATGTTTAAGAATAATCCTAAGTTAATGAATGAAATAAAGGTGGATTTATGACAGATTCAGAAAGAACGATGACAGAAGAAGTGAATCATCCTGAAAGGTATGGTGGCGACACCACCTATGAGTGCATTAAGGTTCTTGAGGCTTGGATGCCAAAAGAACAATACAAAGGTTTTTTGCGTGGAAATGCGTTGAAGTATCTTTGCAGGGTTGGTAAAAAAGATGAAACCGTGCAGGAACTTAAAAAAGCAAAATGGTATTTGGAAAAACTTATTGAAAAAGAGGAAAAAGATGGAAAATCTGAAAGTAAAGATTAAGCTGATTGAAGGTGGAAAGTTGCCTGAATACAAGCGTGAAGGTGACGTTTGCTTGGATTGCTATGCAAGATTGAGTGAAGTAGAAACACTTTATCCAAGTGAGAATGGAAAAGTTCCATTGGGATTTGCTCTGGAACTTCCAGAAGGATATGAAGCCGTTGTTAGACCTAGAAGCGGATTGTCTAGTAAGGGAATTGATGTGTCTATAGGAACTATTGATATAAATTATAGGGGCGAGGTTTGTGCTATTGTTCGCAACAATTCTTATACAGTTAGTTTTATAGGTGTTAGAGGAGAGCCGTTTGTTATAAATAACGGTGATAGAATCTGTCAGCTGGCAATCCGCGAAGCACCTCATGTTGAGTGGGAAGTTGTTGATGAGCTTTCAGAAACAAATCGTGGTGGGAATGGATTTGGGAGCAGTGGAAAATGAATATAATTGAACAAAAAACTATGGAAAGTATACAAAGTATTGACTATAAGATTCCAAAGATTACGTTGCGTGATTATTTTGCAGGGCAGGCACTTGCAGGAATAATGTCAAATGTAAAAGATGATTTTGGTGACAATCCGTTGGAAAATATTGCCAATATTTGTTATTCGTATGCAGACGCTATGATTGAGAGGGGTAAAAATGACTGTTGAAAGTTTGATTAAATCTGCTATTTCAGATGAAGTAAATAAAGCGATGAGACCTGAAATTGTGAGGGAAGTTGTAGATAAAAAAATCGAACGTTCCGTTGATAAAGTGCTTAAATCATTTTCTTCAAAAGAAAATTGGTTTGAGTATTTGGTGACACGTTCTGTCATATCTTATTTGAAATCTTATGATGGGCAAAAACTTATAGCTGATTGTGTAAAAAATAATGTTAAAGTGGTAGTCAATTAAAAAAGAATCCAACATCGATGAGGTAAAAAATGACGACTGAGGATATGATTGAAGAGTTTATAGACTTGGGGACAAGGGCGTATAAAAAGAATTCGGGTAATTCATCAGAAGCGATGAAGTTAAACCGGCATGAGCCGATTATAGTTGATGGTCATGAATTTTCCTACTGGCGAGAATATACAGTATATAAAATGGCTCAGTATATTCATGATATTTTACCGCAAGCAAATATTACTGTAGAACTTAATGGTAACGATTCAACAATTCAAATTGAATTGGATGATTTGGAACAACAAAAATTAAACAGGGAAATGTTTTTATTTTTGGAAAAAATTAAATAAATTGAATCCTATAATAAATTAAATTACTTTTTATGTGAGGTTATAAAATGGCTAAAGTGGAATTGTACAGAAAGTACAGACCAAGCACGCTGGATGAGATGGTGGGCAACGATGCAACCATAAAAAGTCTTAAAAAGGAACTGGAGAACGGTTCTCATACGTTTTTGATGACGGGTCCAGCAGGGTGCGGAAAAACAACTCTTGCTAGAATTATGGCGAAGGAAGTTGGTGCAGGTGAACTTTCAATCCATGAGATTAACAGTGCTGAAAACAGGGGGATTGATACCGCTCGTGAAGTGATGGAACAGATGAGATATAATCCGTCCGATGGGAAGGCTATTGTGTGGATATTTGATGAATGTCATCAGTGGCTTGCTCCAGTACAGAACGCATTTCTGAAGGCATTGGAAGATACACCTCCACACGTTTATTTCTTTTTGTGTACGACAGACCCTCAGAAGTTAATCGCTCCACTTAAAACAAGGTGTTCAATTATTAACGTGAAGCCATTGACTGACAGTGAAATGACTTATTTGCTTAAAAGAACAGCAAGGGCGGAAAAAATAAAGATAAGCAATGAAGTCTATGAGAGGATATGTGAAATTGCTCAGGGTGGAAGTCGCAAGGGATTAAAGTTGCTTGCTAAAGTAATTTATCTTGACAATGATGAGGAAAGGCTGGAAGTTTTGAAGGCTGGTGAGGACAATGAAACTCAGGAATCAATTGAATTGTGTCGTGCATTGTGCAAAAAAACAACCCTTAAAACCTTGCTTGAACTGTTGAAAAATGTTGATACAAGTGACCCTGAAAAAGTTAGGCAGGGTGTTATGGGCTATATGAACTCATGCTTGCTTAAAGGTTCGGTTACAAGTGAAATAGTGGCAACTATGCAAGCATTTAGTTCAGCTGACACCTATAGAAACGGAAAATCAGCTCTAACCGTTGCACTTCTGGATAGAGATGATATGTTGCAGGAATAAAAAATAGTATTTTTTAATAATTATATATAACTTTTTATTTTTGTTCCTATAATATATATAGCACGTTATGAAGGAGAAAAACAAATGACGAAAGCAGAAGCAATGGCAAAAAAAAAGTCAAGCGATGAATTTGATTTTGAAGGTGACTTGTCAATTAACAAATACAAATTGGATGAGGAATGTCTTTCCCATTCCACCTTGTATTTTAGGTATGCTGAGGCTTGCATTTCCGCAAAGAGCGAAGTGTCAAAGGCGGATGATAATCTTAAACTTGTCACAGCTGAACAGAACATTGCAATTCGCAAGGATTACACCCAGCAGGGAGTGAAGTTTACGGAAGCACTTATTGCGAGTGAACTTGAGAAGGACAAGATGGTTCTTGAAGCGAAGGAAAAATTAAGGGAGACTCAGGAAATATATGCGAAATTGAATGTAGCTGTTCAGGCGATGGAGACAAGAAGAAGTGAACTTGACAATCTTGTAAAGTTGTATTGTGCAGGTTATTTTTCAACTCCAAATGCAGGCAGTGAAACTAAAAACAATGTAAATGAGCAGACAGCAAAGGCTGTTCGTAAAAGTCTTAATAAATAATCATATAAGGAGCAGATTATGGTAGACAAGAAAAAGAAGGGTGGACTTGCAAAACGTTATCAGGTAAGCTATGAAAGCAAGGGTTCTTCAGGTGGAAAAGCTGGTGTAATGAACTGGAAAAAAGTTGATGGGGAAGTTCAGTTTTTTAGTCCAGTTGAAGGACGCAACAGAATCAACATTATTCCATATACGATAAAGACAAAAAATCATCCTCTTGTTAGGAAGGGTGAGTTTGATATTGGTGACAAGGATTATGTTATGGACGTGTTTGTTCATCGTGGTGTAGGTCCAAGTGAAGCCAGTGTCTTGTGCTTGAAAAATACTTATGGAAAGCCTTGTCCAATTTGTGAGCAGTCCGCACTCTTGAGAAAGCAGGGCAAGGAAGAAGAGGCTGGTGCATTGAAACCGTCAAGACGTGTTTTCTATAATGTTCAGGATATGAAGAATCCCGATGTGCTCAAAGTTTTTGAAGCAAGCCATTATTTGTTTGAAAAGGAGCTTATTGATGAAGCTCGGGATGATGATGAGGGTGGATTCATTGATTTTGCGGATGAGGAAACTGGAAAGGAAATTAAATTCCGATGCTCCAAAACTTCAAAAGGTGGTTTTGAGTTCAATGAATTTAAGTCATTCAGCTTTGAGGATAGGGATGACAATATTCCTGATGAGTTGCTGGAAAAAGCTATAAGTTTTGATGAGATTATGAACGTTCCTACTTATGAAGAAGTGGAAAAGATTTTGTACGGTCGGGATGAGGATGACAATGAAGACGATGAGGAAACAGAAAAAAAGTCATCAAAGAAAACTGCCGTGAATGATGAGGATGAACAGGAAGAGTCGGAACCAAAGAAAAAGGCTGTTGTGGACGATGAAGAGGATGATAAACCACCTGTTAAAAAGTCAGTCAAAAAATCTAAAGTCGATGAAGACGAGGATAATGACGATGAATCAGTGAAAAAATCTTCAAAAAAAGATTGTGGTGGTGATTGTGGTAAATGTCCTTTCGGTCATAAATTCGGTGAGGAAACGGACGAATTTGATGATTGCGATGATTGTGATGTTTGGGATAAGTGCGTGAACGGTGGAAAATAACCGTTAGTTTCAAAATATCTCTTGTTCATGTATTGAGCAAGAGATATTTTTCAATAAAGGAGTTTTGTTTTGTTTTTGAAGGATGTATTGGAAAAATGCAGGGAAAATAATTGCCATGTCACGGCAAGCGGACTTTATTTTGCTGGCAACAAGTATGGTTTTTTGAAAAAGAGTGATGACAATTTTCATTATACTTTAGACAAGGAAAAGTTCTTTCAGTGGATAAAGAAATATAATGAAAAAATACCTGAAGGATATGTTACGTTGAAGGAATATAGTGACAATAATCCCGAAATCAGTATTGGTACGGTGTATAATTTAATTAAGGATGAAGATTCAGGAGTGATAAAAGTCGGTGAAAAAGGAATAATGTATGTACACCCTGACAGAATTAAGGCAGTTATCGAGAAGCGTAAAAACAGTCATAAAGAGCAGTGGGAGGAAATTGATGGAGAATAAGCTGTATTTTCAGACGGGTTGCAAGTTGCTTGATTTGGTTGTTGGCGGTGCGAAGGGGGTTTATGGTTTTCCAGCAGGCAAGTTTATAAATATTGTTGGTGACAAGTCTGCTGGAAAAACTTTTCTTTCCAATGAAATAATTGCATGGGCTTATCACAATTTGGGTAAGGATTTCAGGTGGGTTTATGATGATTGTGAAAGCGGATATTCGTTTGATACTGAATCGATGTACGGTTTTGAAATCATGCCCATAAATATTGATGACAGGGTACATAGTACAACAGTTGAGGACGCATTTTGTAATATTTCCAATTTCGCAAGAAGTCTTAAAAAGGGTCAGTTTGGTATATATGTTCTTGATAGTCTTGACGGATTAACAAGTGCTGAGCAGGACGAAAGGGCGGAAGAAAGATTAAAGCTGTACGATGAAGGAAAAGAATTCAATAAGGGTACTTATGGAATGGGAAAACAGAAATATTTGTCCCAGGAATTTTTCCCTCAGCTATGTTCCATCATTGAAGATAAAAATATACTTGTAATTATTATTTCGCAGATTCGTGATAATGTCGATATGTTTAGTTTTGAAAAATACAGTAGGGCAGGTGGAAAAGCTATGGACTTCTATGCCCATACTGTTTTATGGCTTGCTACGGCAAAAAAAATTGAAAAGAAGGATACACCCATAGGAGTGGTAGTAAAGGCAAAAACTACAAAGAGTAAGACACCCAGACCGTTTAGGGATTGTTTTTTTAGTTTTCTGTATGATTATGGATTGGACGGAATAGGAACTAGCGTTGACTATGTGTTTGACTTGAGAACTCCGAAGGGTGAACTTAATGCAAAATCAAAGGCAATAGATTATAATGGTGACGGAAAACTTGACTTGAAACAGCTGAAATCTTTTCTGGAGGAAAGTGAGCTTGTTGAAAAATATGAGGACAGTAAGTATTATGACGGCAAGTATGACACTGATACCATATTTGATTTCATTCAGTCTAAGAAGGATTACAGGCAAAAGTTCAATGAGAAGTTTGGTAATACTATGACACGTGATGAACTGATTGCATACATTGAGGAAAACAACCTTGAGAACGAAATAAATGCAAAGGCTGAGAAGAAGTGGGAAGAGTTTGAAGATTCAATTAAATCAAATCGCAAAAGAAAATATTATGCGAGTCAGCCCAAAGGTGAGGAGTAAGAATGTTTGTGATTGAGCGGGAAGGACATCTTGGTTTCTGGTGGGATGGTGAATCACCTATATTTGTTGAGCAGAATGCAGGAATTTTTCCTTCCCGTTCTGATTGTCTGGAATATCTTCAAAAATTTCATTCAAAAGAAAAAGCCATTGAAATAATTATGTCAATAAAAAAGAATGGAAAATCTATTTTAAGTTTTTAGGTGGAAAAATGAAAAAGACATGTGATGGATGTAAGGCTTATGTACGTAATGCACGTTTTGAATATTGTTCCAAACATTATAAGACTTACTTACAAAAAACTCGGGTTAAAGGTTTATATATTTTATCACCTGCCGAACCTTGTCCAAAACCTAGAACTTGGAAAGCGTTAATAAATACATTAGAAAAAGGGAGTAAAGAATAAATGAAAGAGATGATTTTTACAAAAGATGAATCTGAATTTATTCAGGATTGTTTGAATAATGAAATAATGTCTTTGCAGTCTGGGTTCTTTGGTCAGGATATGGAAATTACCAAGAATAATGATAAAAGAAAAAAGGAATGTGAAAGACTCATTAAAAAATTCCAGAGAGCAGAAAAGAAAATAAAAGTAAGTTCTGCAAAAGGAAAAGGCAGAAGTCTTCAATATTGGGTTTGTGAAAGAATCGCTAAAATCTTCAATATTGAATTTAATCAGCAAGACGATAATTGCTTGATTCATTCCCGTGAAATGGGTCAGCATGGAACGGATATTGTATTAAGAGGGGAAGTAGCAAAAAAACTTCCTTTTGACATTGAGTGCAAGGCTTGCGAAAGTTTGTCTATTCCACAATGGGTTAGGCAGGCAAAAACAAACAAAAAAGATGGACGTGATTGGCTGGTTGTTTTTAAGAAGCAGACTATGGGAAGTGAACCTTTTGTGATTATGGAGTGGGATACTTTTGAAAAAATAATTATGGAGGAATTAACAAATGAGTGAAATAAAATTATTACATGGTGATTGCTTGGAGTTGATGAAGGATATTCCCAATGGTTCAATTGATATGATTTTGTGTGACCCGCCTTATGGAACAACTGATTGTAAGTGGGATTTAGTAATTCCATTTGATAAGATGTGGGAACAATTGAATAGAATTATTAAAGATAATGGAGCTATTCTTTTATTTGGAAGTGAACCTTTCTCTAGTTTGTTACGAGTAAGTAATATTAAAAATTATAAATATGATTGGATTTGGGATAAAATAACCGCAACTGGAATGGTTTTAGCTAAAATTCAACCTATGAAAGAACATGAAATTATTTCTGTTTTTGGAAAGAATAAATTGAATTATTTTCCAATTATGGAAAAAATGAATAAACCAAAAAGTTATAAATGTTATAAAAAAAGTGATAGTTCACCATTAAAATACAATGATAATGTGAGAAGAATCAGGAGCGAAAAATTTCCTAAAAGCATTTTAAAGTTTAGTAATGCAAATCATAAAGATAAATTTCATCCTACTCAAAAACCTATTCCACTTCTTGAATATTTAATTAAAACTTATACCAACGAAAAGGAAACTGTTTTAGATTTTACAATGGGTAGCGGTTCGACTGGGGTAGCTTGTAAAAACTTAAATCGAAATTTTATTGGGATTGAGCTGGATAAAAAATATTTTGATATTGCAAAGCAACGAATAGAAAATGATTTTTTGCTTGCGGACAGAATTGCTAAAATAAAGAGCATTAATGAACAATATAATTTGCTTGGTTTGTGATGCGTAAACACTCTGTTGAAAGGGTGTTTTTTTTGTTTTGTAAGCCATATTTTACTATACAAAAATACTAGAAAAAAATAAAAATATTTTCTAAAAATCACTTGACTTTTATTTTAATTTGTTTTATATTGTTAGTATAAGCAAGCAAGAAAAAAAACAAAAATTAAGGGCTTGCTAAAAGGAGATAAATTATGAAAGGTAACACAATAGAATTGTATAAAAATGGAAGATTGTATCAAACTTTTTTTAATTCTTTGGTCAATACTGATAATTTGAATGAAGGTATTTTTACAATTTATGTAGGTCATAACGAAATAGAATACATCTACACAACAGATGAATGGAGCTATAAAATATATTAGGAGGACAAAATGAAATATCCATTGGATACGTTGAAAGTCATGCTGTTGGAAAATAAAGATTTTTTTGAAGAAGACGAGAGGTTGTGCAAAATATTTTAAGACGCAAAGGAGAGTAGCAAAGGAAAATATTGAAAAATTAGAACTTGCCATCTGGAAAATAGAAAATCCAGAATCGTTTGAGAACAATAGACTTGCGTTACAAGGGTTCGTTGATAGCGGTTGCTATGGTGAATTGTGAAAAAAATAAACGATAAGGAGTGTAGCATGGAAGCAGATATGGGACAGATTACACATGAAATAGAGATGATGACGATGGATTTTTTGCGTAAACAAGGCATAAATCCAGACTATAATGAAGTGGAAAATTATGTGGATGAAATACTAGCTAAATATCGCAACAACTTTATTACTTTAGATGAATTGGGAATAAGCTATGTTCAATTTGAGGAAATGCGTGGTGATTTGGATGATAAAACTGACGCTATTGATTGTGCCTGCTCCACGCTTGCAAACATGAAAAGAATAGTTAATGGTATGCGAAAATCAGTTATGAAAACAACCTTGCTTTCATATATTGAAGACATGGAAAATGATTTGTGCTAGAATAATTTTTTGCTGTTCCTATAATATAATAAATATACAGGAGTTTAATATGATTGGATATAAAGCGTTTGATGAGAATTTGCGGTGCAGAGGATTTCAGTTTGAGGTTGGGAAGACGTATGAAACTGGTAAGAAGAAAGAAGAATTGAAACTTTGTAGTGATACAGTTTTTCACTTTTGTCGTGAGTTACATAAAATTGAAAATGTGAGTGATTATTGTATTTCAAAGAGTCGTGTTTGTGAAGTAATTGCTGAGGGTGATGTTGTTACAGATGGAGATAAATATGGAACGAACAAACTGTTTATATTGCGTGAAATTCCTCGTGAGGAATTGAACGAATATAATAGTTGTAACAGTGGAAATTGTAACAGTGGAAATTGTAACAGTGG